TGACGGCTGAGAGCTGAGAGCTGATGGCTGCATCTAAATCGCTTCCTCCAACTGAAAACTGATCGTGTAGATCTTGTCCTCATCGATCTTCCAGCTCTGCGAATTCTTCACCAGGCGGAATGTACCTTGCGTGTTCGTGGTCACGATGGCGGTGCCGTCGCTGAGCGCTTCGCGAATGTTGGGATAGATTTTCAGCGTCACATCGCCGCTGCCGTTGGTGCTGGCGTTCTGCAGAATTTTATAAATCCGCTGAGGCTGGCCCACTCCAGCCGTCACCTGGAGCCAGTCGCCGGCGAAAGCCCAGTCCACCACGGACGAGGTGCAGCCGCGCAGGTTCAGTTGATTCAGTCCGCTGGGGTTGGACCCGTTGACCTCTGGAGTTCCGCTCATCGGCCCTTGCGGCGTGGCGCACAGGTAGTCGCCAAACAGCGTCGTGCCCCACTCGCCCATCAGCGCCAGCAGCCACGCCACCCACTGTTCCCCCTGCGCGCGATACATAGGCGGCATGGTGGCCTGCATGGTGAGCTTTTGCCCCGGCCACTGCTGCATCTGCTGGTTGAAGGTGAAAGGCGATTCCGTTTTGGCGACGGCGTTGTCGCTGCCAATGGTCTGCGTCTTCGGGCCGATGCCGGAGATCACCGGCGGCGTAAGTGGATAAATGCTCATGGCAGGCGCGGGCAGCTCAAAAATTAAGACGTCCTGGTTGTCGACGAGCTGGCCGGTGAATCCGGTTTCGAAGAACAGCACGTCCTGGTTGACGGTGAGTGTGGGACTCCCCATAACTTAGCTCGCTTCATACTTCAAATGTTGCGCGGCGTCGGCGGTGGCGGCGGTCCAAGCTCCGCTGATGTTGGGATCGAGCGAGATGCAGCTATCCCAGAAGATGTATCCCGAAGGCGTGGTCTGCACATTGCCCAGGCCGTTGGTGGTTCCGGAGCGCACTCCGTTTTGGAAGGTGGGCGTGCCGGTTCCGGTCTTCTTCACATAGCTGCGCGCGACGACCATGCTGGGCGCCGCGGTAAAGCCCGCAATCGGCATTCCGTATGCATCGTAGTTTCCCGCGGCCGTCGAAGTGACGCTGGTTGTGCCCAGGTTGGGCGGATTGTCATTGGTGCATTGCCAGTTTGCCGCCGCTCCGTTTGGAGTCCACTGCGAATAGCCGCCGGCGCCGGAAGCCAGCTTCGAAACCTGATAGCGATCGGTGCCCAGCGGCGCATTCTGATAGCTGCCGGTGTTGTCCCACACGCGGAAGTCATCGGCCATGCTGTTGCCCAGGCCATTGTCGAAAATGTCGCCCAGGTAGACCTGGTTTACCGTCGAAGTGGTGCGAAAGGTGTTGATCCCGGTGGCATTGATCACCTGCGTTCCGCCGGCCCACAGCTTACACACTCCCGATCCCGAACTGATGGTGATCTCCAGCTCAAAGCCGTACCAGATGCCGGGGAAAAACATTCCCGTCGAGGTGGTGGCCACGGCCGTGCCCGCGGATAAATTCACCAACTGGATGGCGCCCGCACTGGTGACGTTGAGCGCGCACTGCTGCACACCGTTGCTGGCCACGATGAGGAACGGATTGCCACCGCTCCCGGAGTTGCCCAGGGTATTGAAATTGAAGGCGACGAAGATGATCAGCGTGGACTGATTTGACTGGAGGTTTTTGGCGACATACGCGCCGTTCGATGCGAACTTGATGCCCTGGCCGGGCATGCCCGCGGGCGGCGCGAAACGCCGGTAGGCGCTCGAATAAAGGATCGACCCAGCCACCGTCTCATACATCTCCGAGGCGGTGTTGTAATGGTCGAAGGGATCGGCGAACTGGTAGGCCATGGGAAGAAGCTCTTAGCTGTTAGCTCGAAAGTGCCATGCGGGTCATGCGCAACCGGGCCATTGACGCGCGTTTTGCAGCGTGGCATCATTGCCAGCGCTAACGAGGTGCAATTATGATGACCTGGTTGATGCGTTCTTTTCTGCAGATTCTGTCGGTCGTGCTGATGATCTTCGCTGGCATCTTCGCCCTGGCCGCCTTTCACGATCTACCCAGCAAGCCCGAAAATCTAATGTTGGCCCTGGGCGCGATCGTGCTCTGCGGGATCCTGTGGACGTTGACCGCGATCCACGCGCAGCTGGAGAAGGAATCCGAGAAAAGCAAGCTCGCGACTCAGGACTCAGGACTCGCGACTAATGTGGCGTCCGCTGCTGGATCTCGTTCACCGCGTTGATGGCGCGCTGCTCGGCCAGCGGGACGGCGTGAGCCAGCGCCTGCTGAATGCGATCGCCTACCTCTTCATTGCCGCGCGCGTCGATATACCAGTTGTGCGTGCTGCTTCCGGTCCGCACCTGCGACGCTGGCGTAATGGAAGCGCCTGCGGGAACATTCTCCAGCTCCGGTCCTTGCTCTCCCACCCAGGCCATGCCTCCAGGAGCGTCGTCGGTGCCCCCTGCAAAGCCAGGAATCGCGCTGGCAATGTCGAATCCTCCACCGCTTCCTGCGCCCGCTCCGATTCCGCTGGCGCTGAGCGTGGTTGCGGCCGTTTGCAGCGTGGTGGCTGCGGAGATCAGTAAACTGGATCCCGTCGTGAGCTGCGTGCCCGCCGCGGCGAGTGTGGCTGTGCCTCCATCTCCGCCGCCTCCGGTGATCAGTAAACTGGATCCCGTCGTGAGCTGCGTGCCCGCCGCGGCGAGTGTGGCTGTGCCTCCAGCTCCGCCGCCTCCGGTGATCAGTGACGACAGCGGAGCGAACGCCGACTGCGGCAAATTGAACGGGCTGAGCGGAGCTCCTCCGCCGAGAGACGTGCCTGGAGAAGTTGTGGATCCCGGCTGCTGGCCTTGCGGCGGCCCGAACAGATTGCTGATGCCGCTGGCCTGCATCAGCTGCGCGATGCCCTTGTTGAGCACGAACTTCAGCGCCATCTGATCCAGCTCTTCGAAATACTTCGCCCATGCGGTTTTGCCGCCGGTGAGCGCGTTAACTGTCTGGTCTTCGAAGCCCTGCAGGCCTTTGTTTAAAATGTCGAAGGTGAAGGCGCCCTGCTGACTGCCGCTTTTGTTGAGCTGAAGAATGAATGCTTCAAAGCCGGCGCTGGCATCGCCGGTTTTGCGCAGCAGCAGTTCGAGTTTGTTGGTCGACTCCGCCAGTTGCTCCTGGAGCTTTTGCTGCGCGGCCGCGAATTGTTCCGTAGTGATGCGGCCTTGCTGCTCCAGCGTTTGCAGCACGCGCAGGCCGGTTTCGTATTTTTGTTCCGGCGTCTCGATCTCCGCCAGGATCTTTCCCGCCTCAGCCCAGGCCTCGTTCGCATCAGTCTGCACTTTCTTTAATTCCTGCAAGTCGGCGAGCTGGGGCGCGAGCTGCAGCCTGGGCTGGGGAATGTTCGGAGTCTGCGCGATGCCCGCGGGCAACGGCGCGCCCGCGATCGGGATCTTCGCCAGCGCCGCCTGCGCGTTGGCGATATCGGCATTGAGCCGCGCTTTCTCCACAACCTGATCGAGCTTGTGGAGATATTCATCCAGGCGCTGCCCTTCGATTCTCGTATCGAGAGCCGAAGCCTTCGATTCCTGGATCGCACGAAAGTCGTTGATCGCCTGCATTCGCAGGCCTGTCACTTCCGTCATCAGCTTTTGCAACGGGTCCGCGGCCGCTCCAAACTCCGGGCCGAACTTGCCCAGGCCTCCGGAGATATCCTTTTGCAGCGCTTCCATCGCCTGCCGCTGCCGCTCCATCTGCTGCGCCATATCGGGCTGTGTGGCGAGCCCACGGCGCGCGGTATCTTCTCTCAGAATGTCCTCAATGACCGACCGCTGCGCCTTCAGCATCTCGAAATATTTCTGATTGCTGGCCAGCGTCTCCCGATCGACGGGCGGCTGCTTCACGCCAGGACTTCCGGGCACATCGAAAGTAAAGCCTACGGATTGCTGATGCTGCAACAGAGCCATCTTCGCGGCGATGTCCGCGCCCGTCGTCGACATCTCCGCATTCACGCGCTGCAACGACTCGCGGACGCCGGCCAGCGGATCGGCGGAGCTGGCGCGCATGATCTCATCGAGCGTGCGCTTGAACGCATCAAACTTTTTCGCGCTCTCATCCGCGCCGAGGTTCATAGAAAAGAAGTTGTCCTTGATGAAGCCGAGGGCAGCCATAAACTGAGTGAAAGGCTTAGCGGCGGCGCCGGCGGCTTTGGCTTCTTTGTCGAACGCGTCGGCAATTTCTCCAATCCCTTTTTTCGCCTGATCGAGCGCGCCGGTGTCGATCTTGAAGTCCGCGAGCTTCATCGCGGCGCCCGGCTGATCCTGCTTGGCGGCCAACTCCAGTGACAGCTCCTGCATGGTGCGCGCGTGGCTGGCGCCCAGATCGCCGATCACGTCGCCGGTGTGGCGCACCGCCTCGGCATAGGCTTCCTGCGCCTTCTGCGCTTTCTCAATACGCTCGCTGATCTTGTCGAAGGCTTCCACGCCCACGGTGGCCAGCGCGCCAAAGATGGCTCCGCCCAGCACCGTTTGCAGGCCCTGGGCCAGCAGCGGGAACTCCTGCGTGAGGATGCGGGTCAACGGCCGCGAGACGTGGATGCCCAGCGCCTCATCGATGAGCCGGAAGGATTCGGCGCCCTCGCGCGAGGCGCGCTTCATCTCCGCGCTCATGCTCAGCGTCTGCGAATTCAAAATGCGGAAAGCCTCCGGCGCGTCCTTCTGCAGCGCAGAAAGATCGAGGCCGAAGCCCACCATCAAGTTGGCTAAGTTATTGGACATAAAAAATCGTTCACCACAGAGTCACAGAGGCACAGAGAAAAACCGAACACCTTGCAAAGGCCCATCCAGGCTGGGCTCTTACAAAGTTTTCGGGTTTCTCTGTGTCTCTGTGACTCTGTGGTGAAAAAGTGTTTACCGCAGCAACTGCTCGACATTGTTCAGCGCGTCGCGGAAATGATCGGCCACGGCTTCTACGGCCGCGTCCTGCGAGCTTTCGAACGCTGGATTGAGCCAGGGATGGGGAGGAACGTCGTGCGAGCCGAGTTCGACCTGGCGGCCGGTGCGGTGGCGCTGTTTCGCGCTGCCGAAGCGCGATGCCCAGGAGTAGCCTGGCTCGCCGTGCCCTCGTTCGACAAGGCCCCCATACACTCCCGGCGACGTGGTGGAATCGACGCTGCCGGCATATTTGCCGCGCTTGCGAGTCTTCAGCCCCGGGCCGGGGTATCCAGGGCCGACCAGCACACGCATGTTCGCCAGATCGCTGCCGATCTTGACCACGACGATGATGTCTTCCTCCAGGTCGCCGCTTTTGCGATGCTGCTCGGCGTTGGCTTCCGCGGCGGTCTGGATAATTTCTCCTGCGGCTTCGAGCGCGGGACGCGCAATCTGCTGCGCCAGCGCCAGCGGCAATTGATCGAGCCGCCGCGCCAGTTCTTCGAGTCCTTGGACGCCTTCAGGCATTTGGGCTTTTCACCACGGAGTCACAGAACACGGAGGAAACCTTTTTAGCTTTTCCTGTAGAGATCCTCCGCCGCTTCGAGAGTGGTCTGCAAGACTGTCTCGGGATCGGCGGCCATAGGAAGAATCGCAGAATCGGTCTGCCAAAATTCATCATGCAGATGAAGAGATCTCCACCTCCGGCAATGTGACGGCGTTCGTCGTCGCTCAACTTCCAGCGGGTCACCACGCAGGTTTGCGTGCGAAACGCCGGCAACGGCTCGTATTCCGGCTGATTCTTCGCGTAGACGACCTCACACGCGGCACTCGAAGGGAAGATCGGGGTGACTGCCTTCATCTGTCTACTCCATGCGCGATTGTTTTACTTCCTGATTTTGGTCTTCTCTGTGGCTCTGTGCCTCTGTGGTGAGAGCACTTTGGCTTTCAAGAAAAGCCGTCAGCTCAGAGTCGGCCACTAGGCCGCCCAGCACTTCATCGTGCTTCACGCCCACGGCGATCTCCAACTCGGAATTCATCACACGCACCCGCACGTGATCGTCTTCCACGGCGAGGATCTCGCACAGCAGGGAAGCAGGCTTGCCGGGCAGCAGCCGTTGGCCGTTGATATCAAGCATGTTGGCTGACGCTCCGCGTTCGTGCCGACTGAGATCCTTCCGCGCGTGAAGAAAAGCACGCGCTGTCAGGATGACAGCTTAGCTCTGCGCGAGTTCGATCTGCGACGGTTCCACCCAGATGCCGGTGCGGGTGCGGCCTTGCAGCTTGTCTTTGGCTGTGGGGTTGATGTGGCCGTAAGCGTCCACGGTTTCCAGGTGCACGAACTGCGCGACGGAGCCCTGGAGTTTCGAGACGCGGAATGGGATGAGCACCAGATCGCCCACCTTCATCTCTTTGCCCTTCGCATCTTTGTAGGGGATTTCTACAGCTTCCGTTGTCATGTGTTCTTCTCCTTTGAAATGTTGAAACTCTGAAAGGTTGAAACTTAGTCGTCCTGAAAAGTATCGCCAGCCAGCACCCGCTCGGCAAACTCGCGGAGTTTATCTTCTTGAGTCTGGATCTTGGCGCCGGGCATAAAGTGAGCCGCGGTGAAGCCGCCCTCGGGACGGCCCTCTCCGCTGTAAAGCAGGTTCCACAACGCCGCCTCGATGTTGGCCGCCGGCCAGAGCCGATCGCGCTGCACGTCCGCGTCCGCCTCGAACAGAAGCTGCAGTTCGCGCGGAGTCGAATTCAGGAATTCGGAATTAGTGAGTCGGAGGCGGCGTCTGGCGCGGGCCCAGAGCCATCCGATGTCGGAGCTACGATCGGGATCGTCTTTTCTTCCGGCGCGGCCGCGGGCTTTGCGGGCGCCGGCGGAGCGTTTGGGTCGGGCTCCTTGGCTTTGGGCGAGGCCAGGTTAACCGCCTTGACCATGCGCAGCGAGATCTGGCGAGCCGCGTCGCCAATCGGGATCATGCCGCTGAGTTGAGCCAGCGTCATGGGCGCTTTCCAGCTCAGGCCATCCGGTTGGAGCTGGTGGAGGCCTGCCCACAGGCACGCGATCCAGCGCTCGGGATCGACATCGAGATCGATGCGCGTCCAGCTGGAGGGGAAAAAGAGGCTATCGCCCTGCACCGGATTGTAGCCGTCGAAGCGCCAGCAGAGCACTTCTTTGTCGGGCGCGAGCCGGATGAGGTTTGGCCCTTCATGTTCCGCTCGCGCCGCTCCGCAGCGAAGGCAAACCACGTCCTTCTCATTGACGAGGGGTTGCGGCCGGGAGCGCTCGATCCGCGCCGTCTCCTGTTTGTAGACGATGCAGGCGGCCATCTTATAGACGAGCGGATACGACTTGCCCTCAATGAAGACGGTGACCGGGGCGCCGGTGATTTCGTTCTTCAACAGATCAGACATGGTTCCTCGCAAAAAGCAGGTTCCTCACCCGCGCTAGCGCGCGCGTTCGGAATGACAAAGGGTGTTTGCTCGCGGCTCGCGGCTCGCGACACAGGGCTAACTACGACCAGGTGATGGTGACGGGGCCGGTGATCTGGATCGAGGCTTTGACCGCCACGGCTTTGTCAACCTTGAAGTCGAAGCTGTCGGCTTCGATGTAGCCCTGGAACACGTAAGTGCTGCCATCCTGCGTGGTCAGCTTCCAGTAGTTGGTGGCGGTCGTCGAGCCCGCCTGGAGGTTGGCGGCAACCGCCTGCTGCGTGGGGTCGGTGGGGCTGAAGACCATGCCGAAGCTGACGACGCCGGGGTCCACCGAAGTCTTGAGATATTCCTCATTGACGGCGCCGCCGCTGCTGGCGGGGCTGTCGAAGTTGGTGATCTTATCCTTCGTCGCTTTGCCCAGCGGCTGGGTAACGTCCATCACCTGCGCGACGTTGGTGTAGCTCGATCCAGCGGTGCCTCCGTTGGCGAGTTTGGTTCCGTATCCGGGAATTGCGATCGATGACATGGGTTTCTCCTTATAGCAAAGCTGTCAGCTCTCAGCTTTCAGCTCTCAGCAAAAAAGTGAGAGTGATTGGAAGCTGACGGCTGATAGCTGATGGCTGGTTTCTCTAAACGGCTCCAGCGGGGCCGGTTTGCGTGCCGGAAACGCGAAGCCGCGCGGCGAAGATTACGGCCTTGTCGCCGGCGGGAATGTCGAACGGCTTGTAGGTGCTGACGTACGCCAGGAACGTCCAGGTAGTGACGCCATCGCTCAACAGCAACTGCCACTGCGCCAGCGTGCCCGCGTAATGCAGCGTGCCCAGCTCGAGCTGCGAGCTGTTGGTGGGGATGACGACGCCTTCAATGTCATACTCGCCGGCATCGACGCGGCCGGGGATGGGCGCGCATCCGTTGCCCGCGGTGAGGATGTTGGTCTGGTCGAGCATGTTCTGCTTCGAGCCATCGCCCGAAGGCGACATCTTGCGCAGCTGCGCGATCGTGAGCCACGCGCTGCCGTTCTGCAGTTGCAGCTTCGATCCGTAGCCGGGAATAGCGATCGTCATGATTAGTTTGTAAGCCGCGAGCTTTTGCTCATCGCTCGAAGCTCATCACTCGCCGCTCTCGGTGAAGAAGGCGCGCAGGCGCAGAAGCGATTTGAAAACATAGCCGCTGCCACCTTGCTCGTATCCTTCGTCCGAATCCATCGTCACTTCGTAAAACTCGATCTGCGTGCCCTCGCTCAACGCGCCGGAAAAATTTTTGAGCGTGTCGCGCACCGACTGTGAAAGCGCGCGCGCGGTGGGCGCGTCGGCGGCGTAGCTGTCGAATTGGATCTCGCCATTCTGCAACCCGCTGGGGCCATCCTGGGAGTGCGCGGCCGGGGGAACATCCACCAGGTGCAGAACCACGTAGGGCGCCTGCGCGCCTTTGTTGGCCGCGCTCTGGAAGAGGCTGTTCTCTCCTGTGGAATCTCCCAGCTTCCCGCTCACCGCGGCCGTCCCGGCGAGCAGCGTGAAAAGTCCTTTGGCGACGGGCATTCGTTATGGACCTACGCCCATCAGCAGCAACTGGCCGCTGCCGTTGGCCGGCTGCGTGGGATAAAGTTCCAGGCCGACTGCGTTCCACGCCCCGGTGGGAACGGTCGCCGTGTCGGTGACGGAAGTCCCGGCGATGGCCGCAGTGTTATCCATAATGGCGACGGCGTTGGAGTTGCCCGCGCCTCCGGAGATGTTCGGCCGCAGATTGCCTGAGGTAGCCGTGTAGGTGGCGTTCACTCCGTTGCCGAAGATAGCGACAATGAAGCTGTTGCTCTTGGTCGTGGTCACGGAGATGGAGGAACTGGTGCTCGATCCGCTGTTGATTCCGTTGGTGCCGACGCCCACGACGCCGGAATATTCGGCGACGGCTTCGGAGGCCTTGGCCGAGGTTGTCCACTGGCATTTGAAAGAAGTGGCGCCGGCGATGGCCGTGCCATAGAACTCGTAGGCATTGTTCTCGTGAGTGTTGAGCGTGAGCGCGTTGGAATTCTGGTCGGCGCAGCTCAGCGAAGTGACCGCCGCGGCGAACATGATGCCCAGCACGACCTGGTTGCCCGCGGTGGGCGAGTAAGTGACGGTGAGGGAAGTGCCGGCAGTCCCGCTGTTGCTGGCAGTTGCGCCGCCGACGTAAGCGACGGACGCAAACGCGCTCTGCCCACAGAGACACAGAGCCACCGCGAGAAGCAGGAGCGCGATGCGTTGCTGAAATCGTGTCTTCATGGTCCTACTGTTGGACGTAGCGAATCTCTCCGGACGTCTGACCGGTGCTCGAAAGCAACAGGCACACGTTATCGGCGGTGGTCGCAGTTTTGTAGACCCAGTTGCTGCCAACACCTTTGACCAGGCCTCCGTTGGCTCCGAAGTTCCAGCCGGTGGCCGCGGTGGATCCGCCCGCCATGCCCGCGGTGCTGCTGCCGCAAGTGGTTCCGGTGCCTTCGACCAGGGCGATATTTTGCGCGGTGGCCGTGACGATATCGATCGCGCAAATGTAAGTCTGTTTTCCGGAAGTGCCGGTGATGACCTGGCCGCTGGCCGTGAGACTGATGGTGGCCTGCGATCCTGCATTCGCCTGGCAGGGATCGACAACGATTGCAGTCCCGTTCTCGTCGACGATATCGACCTTCAGATTCGCATTGGCGTCGAGCTGAAGCGGCTCCTGCTGGCCAGCAGAGGGCGATGGCGCCGAAGAGTTATAAACTGCGCCTGCTTGCACGGAATTGGCCGCGGCGCTGGCTCCTGCAGCGGCGTCGAGAGCCGCGCCGGCGTTGCCTACGGCTCCAACTTTCTGCACGCCGGTGGCAGCGGTGGCAACTGCAGAGCCGCCAACATTTTTGACGTTGGAGTCGACCACGCCCGCAGCGCCGAAAGCTGTGCCATCGGCGCCCAACAGATTGACATCGAGCGCGAATTTTGATGTGTAGGTGCTGGAGTTGGAGGTCAGCGCGTTGCCCGCTCCATCCTGAGTGCGCGAGTTCCAGGTTCCACTCTGCGAAACCGCTGGAGTGTTGGTGATGAAGGCATTCACTCCCAGCACATTCACGGCGCCGGGCGAAGTGCCATAGGCGGAGGGAGCGCCGAGAGCCACACTCGCAACCTGCGTCCAGTTGATGGTCCACGGGCCGCCCGTCTGTCCGACATTCCACGTACCCGATTGCGCGACGGAGGGAGTGTTGGCGACATTTACTTTCAGATTCGCGCTGCTGTCGAGCTGCAGCGGCTCCTGTTGGCCGCTTGACGGCGAAGGCGCGGAAGAATTGTAGACGCCGCCTTCGAGCAAGGAACTGGTGGCCGCGGTAGATCCGGTGGCGGCGATCGCGTTCTCGATCACGATGTGGAGATCACCGAGAGAATCAGTAGTAAGGCCGATGGCGTTGCCGGCGTTATTGGCCATGGCATAGAAGCCCTTGGCCGGAACTGCGGACGCCGCGGTAGCGTCGGCAGCGTCCGTGGTGCTCACCGCGCTCTGATTCGAAGCGAGGACCACGGGCGCGGAGCCGGCCATAGTGGCCTGGCCGTTGGCGTTGCCGCCCGAGCATCCCATTTTGCAATTCACTTCCACATAGCCGGAGCCGTCGACGGGGCTGATGATGGAAGCGCTGCTCGATCCCGCGGCGCCCGGATTGTTTACGTAGCCGAGCAGGATCACGGTTACGGTGCCGGTGCCGGTGATGGTGGGAGTGAGTTGCCCGATCAGTGTAGGTGTGGTCGCGGTGGTGTTGGCATAGATGGTGGCCGAGGCGCAGGAACCGATCGTTGCTGACGAAAGAATTCCGCCAGTGGAGAAGCCGGAGCCGGTGGAGGAATCAAGCGAGATGGCGCATGCCGAAACTGTGCCCGCCGGCACGAAGAACAATTGAAAGTAGCGCAGCCCGTTTACGGTGAAGGCGTTGGTGGAAGGCGAGCTGGCGGTGAAGGTCCAGCTCAGCGCGAGCTGCGCCGGAGCGGAGGCATACGAGACCTGGATGCCTTGCTGCGCGTTGCCGCTGGGCACCAGGCACAGCGCGAAGAAGACGAGCAGGCCGATGGGTACGAAGAATCTTTTCATTGTAGGAATCCTTTTTCACCACAGAGTCACAGAGCCACAGAGAAAAAACGAAACGCGGAAAAGGCCCTCCCCCGAACGCCCTCTCCACTTCCAAGGTTTTCTCTGTGTCTCTGTGCCTCTGTGGTGGAGAAATTTCCTTTACGACGCGGAGCCGGCGTTCTGGTTGATCTCGAAGCAGTAGATCTTGAGCTGCCACTTCATCTCGTCAGGATCGTCGATGTGCTCGATCTGAAAGGTGCGCGTTTTTCCGCCATCGAGGTATTGGATCGTCATCGAGTCCAGCACCCCGAGTTGGTAAGGGATGACGGCCAGGTGCGATGACTTTTGCGCGATCTGCTGCGCGCGATCGACTTCATCTCCGGCGAGTGCCCACATTCCCATCCATGACGTTAAAATGGCGCTGCCCACCGTGCCGGCCAGCGCGTTTCCCTGGCTACAGAACGTGGCCTGTTTATTCAACTGGCCTGGCGAGGCGTACATGCCAGGGCGCGGCAGACCGGAAGTGAGACGGCGCAGGGGCACTTAGTTGTACT